GAGCCTTGGATATTCCTAAAGTCCCTAAAACCACCACTCTTGTCATCGTCATTACTAACTTGAGTTGAGGTTAAGATAAACGCGTTTAATTCAACCGCGAGGTTCTTTAAGGCCGTCGTAAAGAGCCTGAGTGCTACGTCTTCTCGTAATTTCAAATCCCGATACTCGTTTAGCATTGCCGGAGACGAGAATATATAATCATAAAAGAAGTTCTCAACTCCTTTTTGAATTGTATATTTACGAAATAAATTTTTAATAACAGAGGCACAAGGGTCTGGTACATGAGCAAACATCATATTATCTTGATAACGTTCCATAATATCCATTGCTATTAAAATTCTATCTATTTTATCCTCTTTTACATTTCCATATAAAATGGCTTCCTCATTAATTCCAGATAAATAAGCTAAAATCATAGTTTGAATCTCTGCGGGGTCTTGCTCTGTCATTACATACAAAACTTTTTCGGGAGCACCTGTTGAAATCCACTTCCCATATTTCGGCTCATATCTGATTGGGTATGCGATATTGCAAGCGTCTCCCACCATTGACCTTGTCTTTCCTACACCAGATGACGCCGATCTCAAATAAAGCTTGCCTTTTCTGCCGCCGCGGCAAACTGTATTAAAAATATCACCTTGTAATCTAATTCCAACTTCTGGTTTAACTTGTAACTCTTTAAAGAGTTCTCTAATTCCAGTATAAGCATTCCCTTCTTCAACTACAGAATTGGTTGAATATTTATCTTCTAATATTGCAACTTCTCCTTTTAACTCATTAATTATATCTGTAGTTGTAAGTCGTTCAAAGCGTTCATTAATCTCTTGCTGCCGCGGCTCGAGTGGATCATCACAATAAAATTTGCTAATATCTTTACCAGTTCTTGCTAATTCTCTTAATAGATTTAATTTTTTAAGTCGTCCATAATAATAGGAAAAGTTTTCTGGTTCACAATAAGCTTCACAATCTTGAAGAAAGTCAACTCCATTATCTCTTTCCATTATTTGTTTTGCCATTTCATTACGCTGTAAATATGTATCTATATCAACCATATGGATACTTTCTGCACCGTTGGCATAAAGATTATAAATAGCTGAAAAAATATATTTGTCTAACTGTTGAGGAAAATCATTTGGTTCTAATGAATACTTATCTGTATCATTTAATAAGCTAGGTCGCTGCATTAAACTGCCTAATATTTGGATTACTGTTCTTCTATCAACACTAATCACTAAACTTTCACTCCTCTATAGAATTTAAATCTATTGTTTTCTTTTTCTTTTTACTATTAAAATAATCACTTGGATTATATTTAATTTCAATTCTATCTTGTTCAAGTTGCCGCTGAATTGCTTCTCCAATTTCATCCGCTCGCTTGGCTTGTTTTTGATAATACGACCTCGATTCATCGAAGACGAAGGGAATTATACCAATTGACCCATTCGACTTTTTTGTAGAATTTTTTTTGATATCGTAAAAATATTGCAAGGTTAGTAACTGTCCTCTATATGGATAACCTTGTGAACGAAATTTCTGCATTTGAGTTATATTCCATTTACTTACTGGATAATCTTCTGAATATTGACCAAATAATTTGTAAATATAATAAAACAAAGCATCCCTATCATCATTTTGAGATTGCATTGCTTTTAAATTCTCTTCGTTTAAATGATTTTTTACTGTAGAAGCCGAAATATTTAATTCTCTTGCAACTTGGCTCATATTCTTACATTCTGAATACTTTTTATTAATTTGTTCAATTAGTTCTTCTGTAATTTTAACTCTTGATTTTCGCTCTGGCGGCGCGGCTTCAAATAAATTTAAATATTTACTAACTGTTGAAGTTGATATACCTAGCTATTTAGCAACTTGTGATTTATTACCAAGTTCTTTATACAAAAGAGGAATTTGATTTTTAATTTCCTCACTAATTCTTTTTGCCAATTTTATTTCCCACCTTTATTTCTTTTTCTATATTAATTATATCATATTTCTCAAATAAAGTCAAACTAATAAAACGGCACAATTTATTACTATTGTGCCGCCTTAGCATTAAATTCCTCCAGTTATATCATCTAAATAAGCGGCAGACTGTGCAGTAAAACTACGTTCTGTAGTATTTAGTCTAACTGTCGCAAAAATTTTAGAAAACTCTGGTGAATTTCTTAAATTAAGTAATAGTTTAAGTCCATTTTTATTTCTAAAAACAGCACTATCAGCTTGTTTATAATCTCCATCAAAGAATATTCTTGTTCCTTCACCACAACGAGCAAGAAGTAATTTAACGTGGTCTTCTGTTAAATTTTGAGCTTCATTAACTATTATAATTGAATCTTGAAAGCTTCTGCCTCGAATAGAGTTCATGGGAACAACTTCTAATTGCTCTCTGTTTATCATAGAATGTACCTCATCAATTCCAACTAAGTCTACTAGTGGACCAATTTGTCCAGTTACCTTTTCTAGTAGTTCTCCTGGCAAGCTACCAATTTCCATTGTATTTTCAGTATATGAATTATTAGGAACATAAATAATTTTCTTAATGGCGCCGCGCTCTAAGGCGGCGAGAGCATAGTTGTTCAGAATGAAGCTCTTTCCCGTCCCATACTTGCCACTGGCGTAAATGATCGAGTTATCTTCATTTTGGAGAGCATAGAACAAACACTCTTGTTCTGGATTTTTAGGGTAAATTTTATTAATCCATTGGTTACGAATTTCAGAAGGACGAACAGTTTTTAAATATCCGTTTTGATTTTGAAGAATAGCTAATATTTCATTAGTGTTTTCTTCTTTTATAATTAAAAATTCATTCTCTTTTAAACCTGAATAATAATGCTCTTCTAAAATCGTTTCTAATTCTTTATTATAATGATATTCGTCAGTTTTTATAGTTAAATAATAAATACCACTATAATCTTCTGTGCCGCCGTACCCTTTTGTATCAACGCCGGTAATTATAGCTTTAACTTTTAAATAAACATCATTGGTAATAAGTGTATTATTACTTTCTAATGCTTCTTTTAAAAGTTTATCGTCAACTGAAATTCTAGTATCTTCCCATTTGTCAATAAAATTAATTTTACTAATGTTTCTTGAAATTACTACCGCGGCGCGGCGAGCTTTAAAAGCAACTTCTGAATTAGAATTTAACTTAAGCCCATCTAATTCTCTTAACACATCAGTTAAAATGATAATATCCTCTTCCTAAATAATTTTAGGAAAATCTAATAATATATTAGTGTCGACTATATAAGCCACCAAATCAACTCCCTTATAATAAAAATAGAGAGAGACAATAAAGTCTCTCTCCTTTATAATCACATTATAGAACGAATTTCAAAGATGACTTTACTTAATTGTTCTACCTGTTCGGGTAGAATTTCACTAAATTTAATTGGACGACCAAATTCCTTTTCAAGAATTTCTGTCGCGGCTCCAGTTTTTCCGAGGTTATTAAGTTGAATCCACAACTCCTTTGCATCTTCCATTAATTCGTCAAAATTTTTCTCCGTATACGGATTTACATCATTAGTTGCTTCACCGCCTGAGTGAGCAACTTCTTTGTCTATAGCATCATAAATGGCTTCTACTAAGTCATTATAATTAAGTTCAATTTTTGGAGTTATATATCTATATCTTGATTTAACTAAGAATCTATCTCCAATTTCATCTCTAAAGAACATAAAACGTTTTCTATTTGGCTTTTCTTTTGTACCAACGTTAATTTCTCTTATATAGGTAATTATATCAACCATTTTATTAATTACATCAAATGGTCTTACGGGAAGAGCAGGAACAATTTTAGTATATTCTTCTCCTTGCTCATTGGTTAAAGTTTTCTCAATTGAATGGGAAATAAAAATTAAGCCATAACCGCTAAAAGCCAAATCTCTTAAAGTAGAAGAGAATTCTTTCTTGGCTTGATCGTAGCCACCGCCCCAAGGAATATCCTTGAGATTCTCAACTCCATTCTAGTTGCATACCCACTTACAACACAAAGTCCACGCTTCATCTGCTGTGTCTATTGCCTTTTCTACCGCTCCTTTCGGAGTACTTTAACACCAAATACCGGTCGGAATAGACTATATCATCTTCCAAAATAATTTGGAAGGGCGGCACTTCGAACTAAAATATAGTTCTACTTCCATAAAGGAATAGTCGTTGAACCTTCTACTATTCGTAGCTTGGATGCTGATTGCCACATAATATATATTTTTTAAACATTCACGCTTAGACTTATTTCATTCTTACGTTGTAGTATATATATCTTCGCGGGTTTCCAGCAGTTCACCGCCTTTGCTTAATTAATTACTTAATTAAGGGTCTTGTAAATATTATATTTTCTATCTAAACGAATTTCTTCATTACTATTTTCATAAATTCTATCGAGAATTGCTTTTGCTTTTATATTACCTGTAACTTGAAAAGACCATGTTTCAGAAGAAATATCTTTTTTAATTTTATTATCTATTCCTAATATATCTCTTAATTGTTTACAGCATTCAAAATTTCCAGAACAAAAACTTAAACTAATTTGCTGATGATTATTTATTCTAATACAGCCATCTCCATCTATTATTCCTCTAACGAAATCATATATATATTCTTTTGGAATCTTTTCAACTGGAATAGTAAATATTTTACTTTTATTAGAAACAACATTATATTTTGCTAATTCATTTACAATATTGACTGAATGAATAGTTATTCTGCTACACTCAACATTAAGATTATTAATTCTATCTTTTATAGGTTTATTTGTTTCCAAAAAATTAGCGAATTTTTGTAAATGTTTTTTATCTATAGATTTTAATTCTATAGCAAGAGTTCTATTATCTGCAATACACCCATCTGCAGCTATAAAACCAATCCAATAAAATTTTTCTCTGCTATCGTTAAATATTTTATCTTCATTTAAATTATATTTTCTTCCTTTATTAGCATTTCCTCTTCTATATTTACAATTATCAAGTAATCTTGTTTTAGTAATATTATATTTTTTACAAATTTCATCTACTGAAATATAAGTATTAATATATTCATTAATTGCATTTTGTAAATTTTCGTCTTTTTTATTTTTTTCTAATCTTACATCATTAGGATTTCTACGTCTATCACCAATAGCTTTATAAAGTGTTCCAAGACTAATATGATATTTTGTAGCAATCTCCTTAACTTTCAATTCTCCTTCTTCATAATCTTTAATAATTTTTTCGATAGTTGTCTTATCTAATGTTTTCATCAATCAAAGCCTCCATAATATTTAATTTTAAACCGTATGAAATTTTGTTTTGAGTTCTTCCTTTCGGCTCAATTGGCTAACCATAGTCTTCCAATCTTGCCATGTCTTAACTGGCTGAACATAAATGTTGTTTAGGGCATTTGTACCTTGCTCGAAGCCAGCTATAAGCACATTTTCAAATTGTGCCGCGAGCGAAGTTTTTCCAGCACCTGGGTCGGCGTAAATCATTATATATTTTCCTCTAAGGTTTTTAGAAATCTATTGAGGTTCAAGCTTTAACAAATCAATTGCCATTTTACATCACTCCTTTTTAATTAAGATAATAACTTTGGTTTAATTAAAAACCAAAGCCATCATTCTTAGAAGCTGTTACAGGCTTAGCTGAATTTTTCTTCTCTTCTTTTCTTGTATTTCTCTGTGCAAGAGCGGCCTTTACATCGTCTGCATCATATGAAAGTGCTTCCTCAAGTCCACCTGCTGAACCACCAGTAATAATAAGTTCTCTTCTAGATTCTGTACGAGTTCTTTCAATTGGCTCTCCAAAGCCCTGCTCTTCCTGCCAAGTAATTGTCTTCTGTGTCATACTAATTACTCCTACAAGATTAACGGTATCGCCCTTCGCCCAATTAGCTTCAATATGGTTCTTTGCCGCATTCTCAGCAATAAGGTCAATCACATCAATTTTACCTTCGTATCCAATAATACCAAAATTAACAATAAGTCTACCAGTTTCCTCTTCCTTATTATCAATTTCTGGGCGCATTCCAAGAACTACTCCCGAAAGTTCAAACCTTGCTTCTTCCTTGTCATTATCTCTCTTCTGATTAATAAAGTTACTAGCAATTTGGAAATTGGAACGTACAGTATTCGTTCTCTGGTCGTACCAAATATTTTCTTCAAGATTACAAGACTGTCCAGAAATTGTTACCTTAGAAGCCTGAGAAATATCTTCTGCCGCTGCGGCAGAAACGAGATTTTCCTTATAACCAAGAATTC